CTGCCGTGGGATTTTACTCCGTTAGGCTTAGGTGATATATGTTGTCATTTAGGGATTACTTTGAAGTTAAGAGTGGACTGTCCTTTGCATCTTTCCGTACGCTTACGCGTATTCAGAAGGATGTTTGGATTCAGAATTATTCTGATTATGTCTACTCTTCTCTCCATAAATCTCTATTTGACAATTATCTATCTTCCTAACTCTCTTCTGTATGTCAGGTAGTACCTGACCTCTGCAGACTGTCACTTTGAGGTTCATTTATGAGACGTGATCGATCCAATATAGCTAAGTATTATAGTATTCGTGGAAAAGTCCACACTCTAATACATACGCCTACTGGTACCGCAACGCGTATCATAACTGGTTGGACCCCATCTACTACTGTCGGCAATGCTTCTGGATTTCTCCAGTATAACCTTGTCGATACTGTATCGGGTTCAACAAATCCTCGCTGGCGTGAACAGGTTGCTAATGGCGAAAACGCTACTACTGCCTGTACAGGTGATCGGTTTTCATTTCAGAACGAGTTTCTCACCTTTGGTGGTCAACGCGCTTTTGATCTGAATCCGAACACTGCTCAGTCTCAGCATTATGCTGATTCATGGGACTACTACGGTTACGATGTTGTAAACACCGGACCCGGAGGAGTCGACATAAACAGTCTTGATGCTGCGACAGTGACAAGTGTTAATAACCGGGCTATAGCTGATTTCTATCAGAAAGCTAAAGAAGCCTCTTCTGCTTTTGAAGCAGGTCAGGATCTTGGCGAACTGAAGGAAACCATCCATAGCATTATCCATCCGTTAGGGTCGTTGAGGAACCATGTTGAAGGCTATTTTGTCAAGCTTAAGAAGGCTCGACGAGCTATTCAACAGGCAAAATCCCCAATTAAAGCTCTAACTGATACTTACTTAGAATTTCGCTTTGGTTGGAATCCTCTAGCTTCTGACGTCGTTGACGCCATAGCCAAGATTCCTATGTCTAGACCTGCTACAGTTGCCATTACTGGTAAAGGCAGCAAAGTCTATTCGACCAAAGTTGGTTCTAATCTTGCATCTGGAGGCTGGACTAACACTGGTCTCATCTTTAGGTATAACACCGGAGCTTCCGGTCGTTATTCCGTTAGATATAAGGGTGCTGTAAGGACGCATGCGGATAAAGTAAACGGACGTATTGGTCTAGCTCGTAACTTGCAGTTTTTACCGCAAGACTGGCTTCCAACCGCCTGGGACCTTCTTCCGTACTCGTGGATTGCGGATTATTTCTCCAATGTTGGGGATATAATCTCTGCTATATCTTTTCCCTCTAGTAATATCGCATGGGTCTGTAAGACTGATCACAACAAGACTACATTCGAAAGAACTGTAGTCTCTGTTGACCCTGTCGGACAGCCTCCCTCTACGGTTAACTATAGTGAATCTAGATATATCTACGGTGGTCACTACCTCAATACTGAGACTCGCTTTACTCGCTCCCCTACTAATCCTAGTGCCGTACTACCGACTTTCGCTTTGCGATTGCCGACTAGTTTTAGGCCTTGGGAGAATATCGGAGCGTTATTGCTATCTCGTGCTGGGGGTTTAACTCCTCTCTTTACTCCTAGGGGAAGACAGGGCATAAGAAACCTTGTCGGAATCTAGGTAGGAGATCATCTTGTCTTTCTCGCTCACTACGCCTGTAACCGGTGGTGCTCAGACTGGTTTTACCAGCCCGACTTACACCATCGCTGCAGACACTGCCCCAACCAATACCGGTAAACAGTATGCTGTTTCGGCAATTGGTGGTACGCAGGCTGGTGTTGATGCTTCATCTACACCTTCCCGCCCTTTCACGGTTACATTGAGTAGGCCAGCTAATCTTAAAGCTTTGCCTGCCGTGGATCCCGTGACCGGTGCTCTTCGATCTGTCCCTCGAAATGTGTACAAGATTCTTGTACGCAAAGGCGCAACTCCTTTAGCAGGGCAGCCAGCTTCAACGGTCTTTCTGACCGCTACGCTGGATATCCCTGCTGGTTGCGACTCTGCGGACCCGAGTAATGTACGCGCTGCCTTGTCCCTCTTGATTGGAAGTCTCAATCAGATTTCCGCTTCAATTGGTGACACGGTTGTCACTGGTGTGATTTAGGAGGGTCCTTATGGAAACTCTTAAATCCTTCTTCCGGAACCACAGTGATGTGGTTCTTGGAGCTGTTGGTATGCTCGCAATGGCACACGTTATTCCTAACGCTGCCATTCCTGCACTCCAAGCACTCTTGGAGGCTCTTACAGGCAAGTAGTTTACTACTTGTATCTGTATCGTCTCAGTGAGCGTCATTTCTTTAATGACGTGGGTTCAGATCTAGGAGAGTACTGTGGGCAATCGCTCCTCCGCTCTTTTCGATTCCATCTTGGAAGACGTCAAAGAGTATATCCCTTTCGGCTCAGTAAGCCTCGGGAATATTCCTCCAGATGCTTCTTATAAGCAATTTGCTTCTGCATATCTATCTTCTAGTATCATCCGAAAGATGATACCTGACGATAGTACTGTGCAGGATCGGATTGCAAAAGAGAAGTTCATTGCAAGCAATAAAACTTGCTTTGACTGGCGATTAGACCTATGTGATGAGCGCGATAACATTCTTTTTTCTCTCCTGAGAGAAGAGTTGTATCGCTTCTTCTTCCGTAGTTCTACAGACTCTGTGCTATCAAGTTGGGGTGAAATACTCCTTCATGGTAGATTGGGGCCTGGGTCTTCAATCGGTTCCTCAGAGAATAGCCTCTATGCTAAACTCTTTGGTGGCGATTTGACCTTCACGAACTTCCAATTGTACGATATGTACAACACCTTTGTTAGGTTACTTCCCCGATGGGCAGAGGCGGATGTCCTCCGCTATGCCCTAGGAGGTAAGGCTTTAAAGGTCGATGGAAGCGTTTCTCGCTTCGTGCCAAAAACGGATGCAGTTAGCCGCATGATATGTGTAGAGCCTTCCCTTAATATGTTTTATCAATTAGGGGTCGGCTCTATATTGACTCACCGTCTTGAGCAGAGATTTGGTATAAATCTTTCAACTCAACCGGATGTGAATCGACGGCTTGCGTGTCTGGGATCTAAGAACAATATGCTTTGCACTATTGATCTTAGCTCAGCCTCCGATTCTATTTCTTTAGCTTTATGTGAGTCTATTCTTCCTCAATATGTTTTTGACATATTGTTGAACTGTAGGTCTCACACTACTGAAATAGATGGAGTTATTACACGATTGAATATGATGTCTACTATGGGGAATGGTTTTACCTTCCCTTTGCAGACTATAATATTCAGCTGCATCGTTGCCGCTGCTTATCGTTTTAGGGACTTTGATCCCTTGAACGAGGTTTCGAAATCGTGGAGTGTATTTGGAGACGATATTATATGCCGTAGGGAAACCTTCGGTGATATAGAGCGTCTCTTAGCACTCTGCGGTTTCAAGACTAACAGCGACAAGACCTTTTCTGAAGGTCCGTTCAGAGAGTCTTGTGGTACAGACTGGTTTAACGGCCAGCCTGTACGTCCAGTCTTCATAAAGAAGCTGGTTACTAAACAAGATATCTTTGTCGCCATAAATCTTCTAAACGAGTGGTCTGCTTATACCGGCATTGTTCTGCACAGAACTATATGTCGGCTAAGGCAAATGCTCAAACCAGCGTTCAGAACGCAGTTTGTTCCATTTGACTCCGATCCTTCTTCAGGGATCAGAGTGCCACTTGCTATCTGTCATAAGCACCCAAAACGCGATAAGAATCTGTCATTCCTTTATTGGAGTGATGAACCTTGTCCTGTTAGGATGTTTGTCACAGATTACGGGTTCCGTCCCGTTTGGAGATTTGGGAAGGTTATCTTCAATCCTCCTGGGTTGATCTTAGCCTTCCTATATGGCGAGCTTAATTCTTGCTCTTTCGGGGTCAGGCATGATCCCGTTAGGTACAAGACGAAGCGAAGGATAAGTCCCAGATGGGACTATATCCCGGTTGGCAAGAAGTCCAACGGAATCTTCTTGTCATGGCAGCAGTGGGAAACCGCTGTGCTCCTTAATTGGGGCAACCCGTAGCGAAAGCTACGTAAGGAAAGTTAGATCTTTCCTTCCTTTAGAT